CATGATACCATTTCTGGATCACGATTCGGCCGACCACAGTGGTCGGACTGTCGGAGGAGGGGGAGGATTCATCCTCTCCCTCTTCGATGGGTTGTTGGGGGCCCTCCGTGGCGATGGCGCCACAGATGGAGGCTGGATTGATGTAGAGTCCTTACCGCAAACCATTCAGTCCCAATGGGACCAAATTGCGGCAAGGCTTTCTATCCAGCTCCGACCCCGCCAGGAGACCATCTCGGTCCCCTGGAGGTCCTCGGTTAAGAAGAAGAAATCCAAATCCTCTCGGATGAAGAAGAACAAGAGGATTGGCAAACAGCAGTCAGCAACGGTTGAAAGATGGAGCTTTACGCTCCCTTCTTCCCGTGCTGCCGCTTACTTTTGCCGAAGTGCCATGGAGGTACTTCTGGATCTTCATATTTACCCGAGGACTCGGGACTTCCTTCCTTTGTGGGACCTCCTCGCCGTCCAGGACGACGTGGATTTTGTAAAGGTGGGGAAATACCTAACCGTCTGGCCTATGGCTGTCTGGTTAAGGAATTCTCCTCCACCGGCCCCACAAACTCTCGCGGGTTCGAAATTCCCCCTCCCCTTTAAGGGCGCTCTGCGTAATCACCTCCGGAATCTGATTAGATCTCGGAGTGATGTAGGGGGATCTCGTCCTGCACGTGCCTTCTGTACCGCCTGGCTTCAGGGGGTCAAGCGAGGAACCGACATCGTTCCCGATACATTCGTTAATCGGGAGATGGAGGCCCACAAGGAGGCTCTTTCCCGTCCAATCACCCTTGATCCGGAATTTATTCCGGGTCTTGAAGACAAGTTCTCCAAGATTTGGTGTGATTGGACTCCTTCCAAGAAATCGTGGGGTTGTAAGGTCGATGACCTCCCTTCCCACTGGATTCCTGGAGAATCATACGTTTGGAAACGGAAAGTGGATATTCATCCTCCCCGTTATACGTATGAAATGAAAGAGCCCCATGTAAAGGCCTCGCACGAGTTTCCTCGTAGTTTGGGTGGGAGACAGGGATATCTCAACTGGATATCCCGAGATCATACGGTTCATTTTACTGAACCTGAACTTCATCGCATGGTCTATAGTCTCCCCCCATTACCTTGGGTTGCTAAACAACCCAAGGTAATTGACCCCATGTCGGCGGTTGGCGGCTCTCTCTGTCCTGGCGATTGGGTAGACAGTTGTATCAGTCCTCCCCCACTACATCGTATGTGGGAGGTTCGGGGAACCGTGTATGAGCACCACTGTTGGGATCGAATCAAAGATTCTGATCTTCTTCAAAGTGCTCTATTTCGACACGGTTATCAATCCCTGTTAGAGGACAGAGACAATTACGTCCCCCGTTGCCAGGTCAGTCCGGTTCTCGAGCCTTTCAAGGCCCGATTAATCACCAAAGGTCCGTCTGTTGCTTATGGAGCTTCTACGAAGTTTCAGCGACAGATGTGGAACCACTTACGTAAGTCTATTCCTTTTACTCTTATCGGTCGTCCCATGGATCAATCTGATCTATATGGTATAATCGAAAGAGAGAAGAAACTCGGACTTAGTAAGTTCACCGATTGGGTGAGTGGTGATTACAAGGCTGCGACCGATGGTCTCAGTCTTGAAGTAAACCGGTTGGCTATAGCCGCCTTCGCTCGAGAGCATCGTCTCACGGAGAAAGAAGCCTTTCTTTGTGAAATGGTCTCTGGTCCCCATGATATCAGCTATCCATGTTCGGCGGGTATTGATAGATTTACCCAAACCAATGGACAGCTCATGGGTTCTCCTCTGAGCTTCCCCTTGCTTTGTGTAATCAACCTCGCGGCCTATTGGTCCGCATTGGAGGAATACACCGGGAGAAGCTTTTCGTGGAGAGACCTTCCCGTTTTGGTTAACGGGGACGATATTCTCTTTCGAGCGAATCCTGAGTTCTACACCATTTGGCAGAAATGGGTCTCCCGAGTGGGTTTCACCCTCTCGGTTGGGAAGAATTATATTCATCCCAAGCTCCTAACGATTAATTCGGAATTCTATTGGTTTAGTCAAGACCAAAAGAAATATTCCTTTTCTCGACAGGAGTTCCTCAATGTTGGTCTCTTGACCAATCAGCATTGTGGAAGAGAACCCATGCCCTGGACCTGTAAAGTCCATTGGGCCCTGCTTGGTGCTCAGGATAAGGCACGTGCTCAGAGACGAATACGCCACTATTATCGTGAAGAAATCCGGCAGTTTACGTGCAATGGCCATTTTAATCTTCATGCCGCCGTTGATTACGGAGGGCTAGGTATTTGTTCCGAAGGTTCGGACGTATACTATACCCCCTTTCAGCGGCGATATGCGGCCTTTTGTCACGCAACCCGGATGGGAACTTGTCGTCTTGATACTAATAAGGGAATTGAGACCTTCGGTCCAGTTTATAAACTGCGGAAGGCTGTTCCCAAGTTGTTCCCATCCGGAGAACGATACCGGACAATTGTGTGGCGTGATCGTTTCGAACCCGATCGAGAGAATGAGGTTCGTGTCCAAGAGCCCTTAAATCCCCTTAAGCTGACTACGTGGCATGTTCCACATGATCAGGAAAAGTCAGCTTTTGAGCTCTGTTACCCAAGGAAACGCCTTAAGACATTTCGTAAAGGTGAGTACTTCAAGTACATGGGTAACATGGAGCAATGGGGATACGTGGCGAAGGAGATCCTCCTCTTTAGGAGGCAAGGAAAACCCCTTGGGGGTCGGACCGATCGTGTTCTTCACTATTAATTAATACCCACCGCGGCCAACTGATGAGCCCTCGCGGTATATAAGTGATGGGCGAAATGGGTATTACGGTCCGGTAGCCTTCACGTTAAAAGGCCAATTTTCCTCGTTGGAAGAGACCAGGCTCGTAAGCTTGATCCCCCCTGAACCACTGGGGGGCGGGGATGGGATAGTACGGAAGTCCCATCCCCGCTTCTTAGTGGAACAGATAGCCATGACCTTTACCCCTGGTCGGGACTGAAAGCGAGAAGTCCCGGGTGTACTTGGTCGGGGGAGCTATGCCTTTGTTCTCTTCTTGAGGAACACACGGCCCACCCATCTAGGCTATTCCAATCTCCTTCTTTCTTTAAGATGCCACGTTCATCTCGTCGCGGCCGTCCCAATGTTGGGAGGATGGGTCCTAGATCTCGTGCCAATCGGGCACCTGTTTCTTCACAATCTTCTAGGCCCCGTTGGAATCGACGGAATCGACCGGCTGGTCGATCTTACATGAACCGCATTGCCTCCAGTATGGTGGTTGCGGTTGATCCTTCGATTCCAACTCACGTTCCTCCCCCAGCTGTTGCTGGCCCGTACACTGTTTTCCGAGACCGTAATGTCACCGCAATCAATGCGGCGCCAGGCAATACAGATTTTATTGCTCTGTACGGTCGTTGGAAACGGTCTTCTGGAATTCTCGCGCCGGGGTCCTCAGTTACTAAACTCTACGGGATTAAGCAATCTCCCGCGGCAGTTAGTACTGTTTGGTCCCTGGCGGCGGCGAACTCCAATTTAACGGCAGGCGGAAGTAGCCGTGCGCGGATTCACGCAATGTCTATTTCCGTCCGCTGTACGGGAACCACTGATGGGACGGTTCCAAACGGCTATATACTCTTTGGCGCCCTGAACTCCCTCCCCATTTCGACTTCTGTTGATTCTACGGGGTTAAATTTGAAGTCGTATTTGGAGAATACGAGTCAGGTTAAGGTAATCTCGGCATATGAATGCCTCCAGAAGGATATAACACGTTGGTGTTATACTCTTGATCCAATCACTTGGCAAGAGTTCGACACTTATGTCGGAGAAGACCCGGTGACAGACATCCTGTCGGATGCCTTGTCACCCATCGGGTTATATATTTCCGACACATCGAAATCCTCCTGGATGATTACCGTTCGGACGGAGTGGTGTGTGATATTTGGTGGATCGGTCAATACTCTTTTGAGTCAGACCCATTCCCACCATCGACCTTCTTCTTCTTCTGCATGGTCGACTATCTCCCGTGAGATGTCTGATCTCGGGGGAGATATTTCACACATGATTGAGCGCGGGATTTCCTCCCGTGCCTCCTCCGCCATTGGCGCCTTAGAGACCTCGGCCAGTCGCTTTATGGGCGGACTAGGCCGGGCAGCCGCGCGACTTGTTTAGGGCTCCCTCTCCTCCACGGATAGAGGATTGGGCACGAACCTCGTGGAAGTCCCTAGAGGGTCGACTACGGTTTCGTAGTCGGGACGATGTGTCCCTAACCTTCTGTAATAGCCTCCAGTCACGACGCTCATTGAGCTGAGGTCGCATCGAAATCGTATACAGTAACGATTATCGATGACACAGGGAGATTGGATTTCTCCTGTCAACTGGGGCTACCTCCAGATTTGGTCTCAGACCTTAACTAAAACCGGCAAGGAACGCTATTGTCCTTGTCCGTAGCCTTGGTCTGGACAGAAGGTTATGGACTCCTCTC